GTAAATCATGTAAATCATGTAAAACATTTTTATTTTATCATATATCATCGTGTAATATAATAAAATAAATAACGAAATTTACATTTACTCGTTATAATATTTATTTAGAATCTACTATTTGTTACCTGCCTGCCGGGTCAGTATTTCTGTCTTTAATTTTACGGAGTAGATAACTACCTACATAAAATATACCAAATGCTAATATGATAGCTGATATCGTATATAAAATTGGTTCTATCTGTTCCATATTCATTGAACTTCCTGTTGTCGTTGTAGAACTCATGGCTGACTCGTTTACTAATATTTGTCCGTCACTACCTACTGGTTGGCAATCTATATAAATATCATCCTGTAATGAAGATGTATTCGCTCCTCGCTTATTAAAAAAAAGTGTAGTGGGTTTTACAGCAACACGCGTCCCTGTTATTATATTTCGCAATGAAGTCATTTTTGTTTGTGATATATTTAATGCGTCTTCTGAAGCATATACTATATACGAATAACTACCATTACATGGTCCATATGGTAACGTTCCATTATATGAAAAAAAACTTTTTTTATCTGGAATAAAATTGCGTAATGAAAAATCACCCATAGATGCTGTTATTGATGAGCCTTCGGTTGGTGCTCTAGATGCTACTTCTGTAATTAAATCAGATAACTGTGTAGAACCCTTGTCTGTTTTATCACCAACTTTAATGGGAATACTGACTATTAAATTTTTTCCAGAGCCACCATGAATGATTAATATCTCTCCATCTACAGTTGAACCTTGATATTTATGTAAAGATGGACGATATATTCTTATTTCTTGGACTTCATACTTTAAATCGTTAAATAACACTGGATTACTTTTCCCAGAATAATTTAAAGAAATATAATTACCATTATTTGCAATATTAGGAGAATATATTCCATATGTGTAGTTAAATTTACATTTTAAATCACATGGACCTACCACCTCATTTTTATCAATATTTGCTGGAGCTGTAGAATTTTCACATGTTATAATAGTATTATCTGCCATATTAATATAACTTTATAAAATAAAAACTATATTAATACTTTTTCTTAAAGTAATATATATAATGAAACTTTCTAATATTAAAGTTTATAAACAGAAAGGAATTAATAACTCTAGGAAAAAATATAAAATAATAAAAGGTAAAAAACATCATAATAAATCAAATAGAAAAAATCCGAAAAAGACGGACATTAAACGGAAAACAGTGAAAAATTTAAAAATATATGTTGGTGGTGGTGGCTGTGCTTGGGACGATATTAGCTCCCAAGATGGTAAGCTCGAAATGTTTTCTAATATGTCATACGACAAAAAGAAGGAATATATTGAAAGGTATTATACATACGACAAAGATTGTAGTAAGGACTATTATGAACAGATACGTCAGTCATTACGGGCCATGCTAGTTAAATCATTTCATATAGATAATAACATAACCGAACTACAAGTTAAAGAATTATTACATATATTTAATAATTCATATTACGGAAAGCTAGCTAGTAATTATATGATGTTTCCATATAGTGTAATAAATAATTCAGTGATGCTACCACCTAATACTATATTAACCGAAGCCCAAAAAAAGGAAGTAGAATACCAATTAATTGAGTATAATACTAATAATGCTGAACGTATATCCAGCGCTTTTGAGACACCACTCCCACCGCTAACAGAAGAAGATAATGCAGGTGTTAGTGAAATAGTAAGACTAGAAAAAGCTGAAGAAGAGTTTGAGAGGATTAAGGCAGCTAAAAAAGCAGCAACAGAATTAGTACCTATCTCCACAGAAACAGCAGTTAAACCAGAAACAGCAACAGAAACAGCATCAGCATCAGGAACAGGAATAGCATCAGAAGCAGAAACAGGAGCAGAAGTAACAGAATCAGGAGCAGAAGTAGCAACAGTATCAATACCAGTATCAGAATCAATACCAGCACCAGATCCAGTAGTAGCAGAAGTAGCAAAAAATGACGCCGATATTGACTTCTCACAAATATTATCACCACCAACACCTATAGATAAAACCAAAATAACTATAGCAGACATGGAACCTATAGATAAAACCCAAATAACTATAGCAGGCATGGAACCAATAGACTTATATCCAACTACCTCAGCACCAACATCAATACCAGCAACAGCAACAGCATCAATACCAGTAACCGCAATATCATTAATAGAAGAAAACAAGAGAAAATGGCCCATTTTTGTGTCATTGTCTAACAATGGAGTACCACGAAATTGCATAGACCCATGTACTAAATCTAATCAATGTTTTTGGATTTCTATGTCAGACGGACTTAAACAAATATACAACCAACTTGAAATTGGTGACCATGATGTAGATAATTTAAAAAAATTAGCAACTAAATACTTAACAGGTCAAGGTACGTCAAACCTGATAAATGATGATACGCATCAAATAGACTTACAACCTAATTTTGATAACGGATTAATAATGACCGAAATGCTAAATCAGCTTGCCAATTCTTTAGATGTAGGTATATCTATATATGAGGTATATCCCGATAATGGTACTAATCGATTAGTGTTACCTACAGATTGTTTAGATCAATCAAATATATTTGAATGTAAATCTACCACTAAATATGGAGTCAACCCAGATGATGCTAGACAGATTATAATCGCTCATTATTTCAATCATTTCGAATTAGTTATTGCTATAGGTGACCCATATAACTATCTAATTGAAAACTACGATAAAATACCAGAGAATCAAAAACGCACCGACAATTTGACGTATTATAATAGTAAAGAAGAATTAACATCGTATGATCTTTTAGAGTCAGATAGCCAATTAGAGTTTGAAAAACAATTAAAGGAGGCTATCGCGAATTCTTTAATAGAAGAAAAAGTATCAGGAACAGGAACAGGGCAAGGAACAGTATCAGTATCAGGAACAGGGCAGCCGACAGTACAGCCGACAGTACAGCCAACAGGACAG